CTCTTCTGCCACCCAGACCACCGGAGTCGTGCGAAGATCGGTTAAAGTGCTTCGAGTAACGCCAAACGCGGCAGTGTTCAACACCACATCGACGTCTAGCTTGTTTGCATACGGGCCATCGGTAATCGTTACCCGGCCCTGTGAATCGGTAGCTTTTACCGAATAATCGATAATCGAGTAATTAGCTCCGTGCTGCGAGAATCCAAGATCGGCAAATTGTCCGATAATTAACGCCCCGCATTTAGCTGTTCCGGTATCTGTAAAAGTCACAGTGATATCTGCGTTTGCATACGGTGGCAGATCAAGAATCGCCAGGCGATCATCTCGCACAATTGGCTCGAAGAAATAAGCGTACCAATCTTGAATACCAGATGGCGAAACCAGAGAAAATGTTTCGTCATAAACCGTACCCTCGACCGAATCAACGACTTCCACCGTGACCGATGCCGTGTCCACGTTAATCAGTGCTAGGGAATTTATTACTGTTGGCGACTGTAAAACGTACTCCATCCCGCCAGCGTTTTCTGTCTGCTCCTGCACGATCGCATCGAATAACTTCCAGCGATTCGTGCTTGATACTTCTGTCCAGTTCGTGCCGTCGTCTACTGTGGGATCGTTGCCAGCGTTACTATGTACAGATGAATATATCTTGTGAGTTGCAGTCGCGGCTCCGTTTGCCGTAGTCGTTACCATCACCAGGTCATTAAGATGATAAGTCGTGCCGCTTAACCATTCAGTCTCGTCTGCCTCCGGCACTGTGGAAGACTGAAATATCGAATCCGTTACCGTTTCCGGTCTGATAATTTTCATTTTATGCCCTCACTGGCGGCAAGCCGTTCTTGTCCCATCGATCATTCAATCGATAGAGTTTCCCGGTATTTCTCGCCACTGCAATCATGACCTCTTCGACGCTCTGCCGCAGCCCGGAAATCTGATCGGCCATGCTATCCGATGATCGTGCTTGCTCTGCCGTCTGCACTCGCTCCCCGGCGTGTAGTTCTGCGACGTAACCATCATGGGGAACCATATCTAATCCGTCCCGGTGCGAGCCGTCGGGATGGGTGCGCGAAAGAATTCCTTCCGCAGTACCTTCGCCAATAACTTCAGCAATAACGGCTGGGTCTACTCCGCTTTGATTACCCACTAAAGTCACCCATTGCGTAGCATAGCTATCTAATTGATCTTGAAGACTTGCGCTTTTAGTGCTGCCATCTTCACTAGCAGTGCCCAAGAAAGCCCCAATTCCTCTACCCGTCTCTGAGCTGCCTACAAATGATGCAGCATTTAAATTGGGAGTAATACCTACTGACTTGGCCGCAGCTGTCAATGTTGAATCAAGCGTAGCAAAAGCCTCTACAACACTATCGGCTGTCGCTTGGTCTTCTCTGCGATTAAACCCTTGGAATTGCGCTCCAGATGCAAATTTAGGAACAGTAAAACCTCTATCTCCCAAATTTATGCTTTGATCTGTAATCAATCCCGCATTGGCAGACATGGTTCCGCTATCATCTAACAGTTTTGCAGCTGTCGCGATTGCCGCAACTGTCAAAGTCACAGGATTAGTAGCAAGTGCAGCAAGTTTAGCTCCACCTGCGGCAATAGTAGAGGTAAGACCAGAACCCGCTAAAGCTGCCGCTGTAGGTGGCCCAACAGTTCCCGCAGCCACACCAGTTGCCGTTCCGAGTGCGCCGGATATGAATTGACCTGCAGCACCCGCAGCACCTGCTATTGCAGCACCTATTCCTGCACCACCCGCAGCACCGCCCGCAGCAGCACCGCCGCCACCGCCAACCACACTCGAGAGAACCGCTGCCGCACTTGATGCTAGCCCGGATATTGAACTGCTGATAGATGAGAATATGCCACTGAAAATCCCGCTAATCGATGTGCCGATTCCGCTGAATGTTCCGGTAATCATGTCGGCAATCTTGGATGCCGCCCAGTCCGCGATCATCTGAAGGATCATATTCTTGAAAGTCTTGGCGAGATTATCAAAAGCGTCGCGCCCGTTCTCGAATAAGTCCATAAAAAAGCCAGAGATTTTTGTTTTCATCTGTTCGTATGCTTTTGCGGCTTCTTCTGCGACTCGCTTCGCTTCTGTCTCTATCGCTTTCTGAGCTGCGTTATTGTCTATTTCTAATTGCTTTGCTGCTTCTGATGCTGCGGCAATAGCCGCTTGCTCATTGTGCAGTTCAGTCGTTGCCGCGATTATCTGCTCCCCAAGTTCGGAAGTTGCATCGACTCCGGCTTTCTGTAGATTGTTTCGAATAGCTATTTCGACGTTGCTCATATTGAGAGCTTCGGTCTCGTTGCTGATCTCGCCGAGCAGTTCTTCCGTCTTAATCCGGGCAGCTTCCGTCTCTGCCGCCAGCTCATTCGCTGCGACCGCTGATTCATCGATCTCGGTAGCGTAGTCAGAGAGAGATCGCCCAGCGTCTTGATAGTTTGTATCTGCCTCCACTATCTCGGTATTCATTCCGGCGAGCTGCTCGTTTAACTCATCGACTCGGCGTTCACTATCCGCGATAGAATTTGAGAATAGATTCGTTCGGTTTTTCCCGGATTGTAAACTTTCGAGAGTAGTGTCGAAGGTGTCATTAAATGCGTCGATTGCGTTCGTTGGGTTCTTCACCGCAGCAGCGAGAGCAGTCATTCCTGCAATCGCGTCATTCTTCATTGTCGTGAACCCATTTCCAACTTTATTAATCGCCGAAGCAAACGAACCCAGCAAAAATATTTTTAGCTTCTGGAAACTGATCTCGATATTAACAGCCGCTTTTCCTGCTGCATTCTTCATTTTATCGAAGTTCATTATGATCGCAGTTGCTGCTATCGCTATCGCTGACGCTATAAAGCCGATCGAATTGGCTCGGATTACAGTATTGAGAGCGATTACCGCCGCTTTCATCTTACCGAAGCCGCCAAGAATTGCGCTCGCATTTGTCCCGACTGTAAATGCTATGAATCCAGCCATCGCCGCAGCCAGGCCAGTTCCAAGAATATCAAGATTATTTGTGATTCCGACAATTACTGTGCTGGCGGCAGTTATAGCCCCGGCGAATAAATTGATACCACCGACATCCCCAATTTTACGGAATAGAGCAGAGACGTTATCAGACAGATTAGAGAGAAGGCCTGGAAGTGCTCTCATCTGATCTTCCATTGCCGTGCCGAACTTGGTCTCGCCAATTCCGAGCAAATATTCCTGTATTTCTGCGGATGAATTGCCGATCGTTGTCGTCATGCCCTGGAAAGTTAGAGAGACTCTATCGCCTTCTTTTGATGCTTTGATTCCGAACTCTTTGAGACGCTCGAATTCGCCAGTAGAGGCGTCTGCGACCGCTTCGATCATTTGCATCATATCTTTGCCCATCGCGGCTGACGTGTTGCCATACGAACGCAGAGCGCGTTCTGACGGGTCTAATCCCAGTGCTTTGAGCTTGATGAAACCCTCGACCGACTGATCGAGAGTAAACGGAGTTTGAGCCGCAAATCTTTCCAATTCTGAGAATGCGAAAGCCGCATCTTCCGTGCTTCCGGTCATTGTCTTCAGAGAGCCTTTTAATCTCTCTGATTCTGTAACCGTCCGTGCGAAACTGGTAACCAGGGCTCCGACGCCGAGCGCAGCCATAGCACCGCCCAGCAGTTTGAATGCCGACGTTGTGCTCTTAGCGCTTTTCGCCATATCGTCATTAGCGGCATTGACCTTCTTGCTCGTCGCTTGCCCGGTATTGCCGAGCTGCTTGATGTCTTGATTAGCCGCCTTGACTTGCCGGGTATCGACTTTGATCTGTATCGTTGCTAAGTCCATGCTTGTCCTTTATTACGATGCCTCGAAGAACCGACTTCATGCCTGTGGCGATGTCTTTGTTTTCTTCTTCGGTACGGTAGGGCGATTTAACGTCCTGGTTATCGTATTTTAACACGCTGCTGGCATATAGAGCAGATAGTCGCTTTATTGTTTCAGCTTCCCATCCGGTAAGATGCAATTGTGTTCTCGCCACAAAAGCATCAATCTCCTGCCATGTCAGGCCATGAACCCCGTTGCCGCTATTGAGTGCGACTCCAATTCTGGTAAGTATCTCTATGATATAGCCGAACGGCTCCACATCTGGGAACCGTCCGGCTATTTCGTTACTATCGATCATTTCGATGCGTGATCTTTCTTTGTCTTTAGCGCGGGTCGAGAGC